GCCTATCGCGGGAACTACCGCACCACCACTTCCCATTTAAGGAGTCATCATGGAACTTTTCAAACCTAAGGGTGCAATGTCGGTGCGCCGCCCGACTGACAACTCGCAAATGAATGGTCAGATTTACAACACCCCACGCTTTTCTGAAATGGGTGGCCTGTCGAACCCGGCTAAAACCGGTAAGCGCAACGCCATGACCATGAGTAAGCCGGGTGATACCAAAAAAGTTTATTGATTAAGAAGAGGGGCTAATTATGAGTCTGGAAAATTACTCGCCTGAAGCGATTGAGGAACTGGCAGCGCTGTCAAAGCGTCTGTCTGAGAACCCCAAAACGCGCAAGTCGTTTCTACGTTTGGCAAAAGAAGTCAATCCTGACATCCCAATGCCAGAACTAGAGATGGAAGAGATGGTCAACGAGCGTACAAACGCCGCTGAAAAGCGTGTGGCTGACCTCGAAAACCAGCTTCGCGCTCAACAAGTGCGTGACGAACTGAATCGCCGCCGCAACAAGTTGAAGGAATCAGGTTTTGCACAGACTGATGATGACATCCTCGAAATCGAGAAGCTGATGACCGAAAAAGGTATCGCTAATCATGAGACTGCTGCGGATTACTGGCGTCACATGAAGCAAGCTGCGGTGCCAACACCCGGTTATCCGCAACCCGTTATGTCCAGAATGGACGTAAAGGGATATATGAAGAATCCAGTTGCTGCTGCGCGTGAAAATGCAGCCGCTGCTTTGGCAGAACTTCGCAAGAATCCAAAGCCGATTGGTTTGTAAGGGGCTATTTTTTAAACTTCGGAGGTAAATTATGCCTATTGGTGGCGGCATTCTTCCGGCTTCGGGTACTAATCAGTACAACGAGTTGACCTACGTCACTCGGCGGGCGTTTATCCCGAAGTTGGTCGTACAAATCTACAACTCTACGCCCCTGATGGCGGCGCTGATCGCAAACTCGCAGACTGCCTCTGGCGGTGTGTCGTCTGTGTCGGTGCCGGTGCAGGGTTCTCAGTTCGTAAACGCTCAGTGGTCGGATTACAGCGGTTCATTCGCTCAACCATCCGTCCAGCAGGGTGCTTACCAAGCTGAATTTAACCTAAAGCTGCTGGTTTCTCCTGTACCGTTCCTCGGTATGGAAGGCGCAGTACAGCAAGACTACGCAATCATCCCTCTGATCGAAGCGCGTATGAACGACGCGACGAACGTCATGATGGATTCGATGGCAACCGCGCTGTACAACAACACCAGCAACAACCAGCAGTTTATCGGCCTACCCGCAGCGGTGGATGATGGCACTGGTACTGCTACTTACGGCAACATCAACCGTAGCACAAACACTTGGTGGAAATCCAAGCAGTATGCGGCAGGTTCGGTCAACCCAACCCGTCAAAACGTACTGCAATACATCTCCGGCACCGTGAAGAACGGCGCAGAGGTGCCAACCTTCGGCGTTTGTGGCTTCGGTACTTGGACGCTGCTGGCACAGGATTATGTAGGCCAAGAAAACTACATGATTACTCCCGGTTCAGGCTTTGATGGCGATGCCAACGGCCCACAGGCTGCGTTCCGCGCCCTGATGGTTGCTGGTGTGCCGATCTATCCAGACCCGTATTGCCCGGAAGGTACTCTGTACCTGCTGAACACGAACTATCTCTCGCTCTATATCCATGAGCAGGCATCGTTTGCGTTCACTGGTTTCGAGTCCACGCTTCCGAACTTCCAGATTGGCTACGTTGGTGCAGTTCTGATGATTGCAGAACTGGTAAACACCAAGCCGAAAGCCATGACGAAGATTACGGGCTACAACTCTTTGAGCCTGTAAGGAGGAAACCATGTCTCTCGCAACTAATAAAATCATTCTGGCTGGCGCTCAGAGCAATACTCCGGGTGCCTATTTCCAGACTGTCACCGTTACCGCAGTCGATTCGGGCAATGGCACTGTCATTCCGGCAGGTATTTATGTCATGTTCCCATCGGCTAACGTCACTGTGCTGGCTTACAACGGTTCGTCTAACGCAACCGTTATGGCATCTAACACAGGTGGCGTAGTGATTTCGGATGGTGTCAACGTGTTTGCCAAGAATTCTTCTGGCAATGCAACGGTGACGCTGTTGGACATCAACGGTGGTCAGGCTGCTGGCGAAACCTACGCATAAGGGGGAGCTATGGACGCAAATGCAGTAGGCCGGTCGTATCCAGATTCGTTTGGCAACTATCGTTTGGCAGAGCAGACGGGCGTAAGCCTGAACGCTACCGGCGATGTAACGACTTTGGTTGCGCAAGCCGCTACGAAGTACATTGTGCGTCGGATAGTTCTGTCTAACTTCAGTGGTAATGCAAGTGGTGCTAATGTTGGTGTCTTCACTGCCGCAAGCAGCGGAGGCACTACCATTGCTGCGGATCAGGCTTTGAGTGCTGCAACTGGCACAACAAAGTTTGACGATCTGACGCTGGCATCGGCAGCAAACACTGATGTTCAAACTGCCCGAGTGCTGTATGTCAACTGTTCGGTCAATGCCGCAGTAACCTGCGATATTGCCCTTTATGGAGATATTGTCTCGCTATGACCACGATCTTTGTTTGCAATAACGGTTCCGATACTTTTGCCGATAGTTTTGATGGTACAACTTTCCATTTTGAACCCGGTAAACCAGTAGAGTTGCCTGAAATTGCGGCAAAGCATATCTTTGGTTATGGCGATGATGATAAAGAGCCTTATCTTATAAGACTTGGCTGGATGAAAATGAGCAATCAGTTTGAAGCAGCAATGCAGAAATTGGGCGAGTTTTCATTCTCAAAAGAGTCTGTTAAGCCCGTCCACTTGTCAGCCCCAGTGGTGGAACGAGTAGCCGCACCCATGCCTAAAGCACGGGTTGCGGCGAAAGTTGCAAATCTTAATGGTTAATCATGGCAGATACGCTGTCTGGCTACATTACGCAGACCCGCCGTTTATTGCATGACGTTAATGCGAACTTCTGGACAGATGCAGAGCTAACGGATTACATAAACGATGGGCGTAACACCCTTGTCAGAGACACAGGGTGCAATCGCGTCTTGCAGAATCACACTGCACCATACAACGTAGAAACTATTGATTTTGCTGACCTGCCTGAAGGCAACAATACCGTTGATGTCTTGAACGTCATCCTGTATTGGGGCAACTCACGCATTCCGCTGTACTACTTGCCTTGGACTGACTTCAATGCTCAGTTACGTTACTGGCAAGACTATACTGGACGCCCTGTTGGGTTCTCCATGTATGGGCCTAAGAAGATTTTTATTGGCCCAAAGCCTGATCAAGCCTATCAAATGGAGATCGACACGGTGGTGTTGGTTGATCCAATGGTGGCTGGTTCTGATGTGGAGACTTTGCCAACGCCGTTTACTGAAGCTGTGCCGTTCTACGCTGCTTACATTGCCAAGTATCAGGAACAATCCTATGGCGAAGCAGAGATATTCAAGCAAGAGTACAGCAAGCATGTACTAGAAGCGCTCAATACTACCTTTACCCGCAGACTGCCCACACCTTACACAGCGGGGTACTAACATGGCTGCGGCAGAGCAAAAGAAAAGTTATGCCGTAGTCAAAGACTTCAAAGGGCTTAACACCAAGAACAACCGCACCGTGATTGGTGATGGTGAGTTTAGTTGGATGGAAAACATCCAGCCCATAGGTTACGGCAATTTAAAGACCATCCCCGGCAACGAACAAATTGCTAATGTCGCATTTAGTGCCAATGTGACATTCATGGGGTCGGTAAACATTCAGAATAATGAATATGTGCTGGCGTTTCAGAACGATGGTTCTGCGCAGTACGTCAACATTACGACAGGCGCTCAAGGCAATATTGCCGCTGCTAATACATTCTCAAACAGCAATGTAATGATCACGCAGTGGCGCAACGAACGCGCCCTGATTATTGATCCAGCCAAAGGTTACAAGACTTGGGATGGCGTCAATCTGCATTCCATTGGCAGCGTCAACTCGGTAACTATCAACAACGGTGGTAGCGGTTATTTTCCAAGCAACACGACAGTTACCTTTGGTGCGCCAAATGAAGCTAATGGTGTACAAGCCACTGGCACAGTGACTGTGGTGGCTAATGCAGTATCTGAAATTATTGTGACTGAGGCTGGCACAGGTTACACCTCGACGCCGACTGTCACGATTGCTGGTGCAGGAAGCAATGCCAATGTGACATGTACGATTTTGAATCAAAGCGGTTCGGATATTGCAACTTTCTCAGGCCGTACTTGGATTGCGCAGGATCGGACGGTTTACTACACGGCTGCGGATACTTATAACGATTTTGTTAATCTGACTGCTGGCTTTATTACCATCAGTGATGCAACACTGCGCACGGTGATTACCCGCATTCTGTCAGCCAACAACTTCTTATATGTGTTTGGCGAGGACAGCATTAACGTCTTCTCCGATGTGCGGATTGATTCGACTCTTGGCACAACGCTGTTTACCAACACTAACGTGTCTGCGTCAGTCGGTTCAGCGCTAAAGCATGCCCTCTTCCCTTACTTCCGTTCTGTGTTGTTCATGAACGAATACGGTGTGT